ATTGGATTTTCCCCACCAGCATCTGGTGTAATTGGAGTGTGAGCAGAATTGTTTGATGCTGTCATAGGAACGTCGATTGTTCCATTGGTGTGAAATAGATTGAATATGTCTGTATTTGTAGGAGCATCTGTAAGAGTAAAAGTAAACGACGCAGCTGTACCTTTTGTTGCAGCAGCATCTGTTCCGAATACAAGTGGGCCACTAGAACCATGTCTCAATTGAAACCCTTTAGGGCGAACTGGTCCGTAAAATCCAACAGGAAGGGCATGTTTATCAGTTAATTGTTGTGCTGTTACAGCAGAAGCTACTTCAACATAAATATAATTTGAATTATTTTCATATTCTCCACGTACATTATATTTAACTTTAGCTGAATCCCATGTTTGATATTGGTCTCCAATTACTTTTGATATATATTTTTCAGATGATGGGTCCAGATTAAGACCGGAAAACTGTTCAATAATGTTTTCATTTCGATCTCTTATTTCGATAGTAAATGTTGAATTTGGTTCAATGTCGTTACCCAAGGATAAGTCTTTCACAACAACATGATAGTTGTTTTGTAACCACTCACCTTCATGCAAAGAAACTAGACGGAATAGTTTTTCTCTTGATCCACCTTGCTCTCTGTTAATGAACCACCCAGTTTTTGGAGGAAGCATATCTACTTTATGGTCTCCATGATTTAAAGAACCAGAATCAAGAGCTAAAATAATACCAACTTGATCACCAGCAGTTGTGGAATTACCACCAAATCTATTAACAGCTTCTTCATAGGTTTCTCCTAAGAAATAATTCTTACTTGATAATCCAAAGTTTTTATTTCCTTCTAAAAGTTGTGGATTAGTACTAAACTGATTTCTAATATATTGATTAGAACCGGGCTCAAAATCGAACGTCTTTGTTTCAATTACCACACCTGTATTATCTCTAATGTCTATTTTAAATTTACTTGCATTTCCACCTATTGAGCTGATTAAAGTACCTACGGAAGATGTTAGAGTCTCTCCAGTTGCGAGAGCCATACCTTGAGCCATAGTTCCGCTTAAAGCAACAGATCCGCTATTAACATAAAATATAGCAGCAAGAGAACCAGTTGGCGCATTAGCTGTTGTTATATCATTTTTTTCAGCTATAAAGAGACCATAAGCAGAAACGTTTGTTGCGTGTGCTTTGGTTGGGTTTGTATTATTACTAAGGTTCCAACCTGCATAATGAGAGTCTTGATTTGCATCTTCTGATTTTTCTCCCAAAAGTCTAAGAAATGTAACAGGAGAGGTTTCTGAGGCTAAATGTGCCTGGGCTGCGTAAACAGCATAAGTTGGGCCCAAAGAGTTTCCATATCTCCAAACATCGTTGAATTTGTTTCCTTTTCCAGAAATTCCTAATCCAAATATCTCGTTAAAATCTTCAAGTGTTTTTATCTTGACTGGCTTCATTGCCGGTCCAGATAAAGAGCGACCAATAATTACTGGTCCTAAGTCTTCTGATGCTTCTGTTGAAAGTACAGTCTCATCTACTTCGTTTAATTGTATTCCTGGTGATACAAAATCAAATCTTTTAGGCATTTATAATCTCCTTTGTGTTATCTAATGTCTTTTATAAGTAGTTCCTAAAAAAGCTAATCGCTTTAGTCCCTATAATCATTATTCTTCTTTTTCCATGGTATTTTATCACCAATTAGTGCTCTTTCTTTGGTAAATCTTATTTTTACTTGATTTTCCCTTCTAGATAGTACCGGTTTGTTTCTATTATATCCTTCTCCGACAAGATATCCAAGTATTTTTATACTTATCTTAGTTTCAAACATTCTTTCATCTTCTCCAATATTTGTAGTGTTATTATTAGATGAGTAATCTTGTTGAATGAATGCTTCATATCTGTGTCCATCCTTCTTTAAAATAAAAGAATTAATTTGTCCTGTTGTTACAATAAAGGGTTGTATCAAGTCATTCATCTGTTGCTGATATTCAGTTCTAATAGTGATATCATAAGATATGTTGACATAGACTGGTATTGGGGCGTTATAGGTGTTGTAAATAATTTCATTATTTTCATCTATCTTACCTGTTTGTTGTAAGTTTTTGGACTCTTTGGTGGCTATAGTGTTTTGAAAGTTTTGCGTTTTATCTTGGTTTATCACTGATTCAACCGGATGAGCACCACCTTTGTAATCAATATCTTCAAATAAGTTTGCCTGAAAGGCTCCTTTGAAATTTGGATCTTTTGTTATACTAGCTCTATTAATTGTTATCAATGGGAGAATCAATTTGCCAACTTTGTCTCGAATTCTTTGGTCATTTTTTACTTGCCATACTCTTTCTGTTCCGAGCCACAAAGTTGGAACTTTATATATACCTTTGTTGGTTTTTGTGTGCAAACTAAGGTCTCCATCAAGCCAATCGTATAAGCTTGTATCTATAGTTTCTATAGTGGAGGCTTTAAATTTTATATTATCTTTTTCCATTGTTTACTCCGCGTTAAAAGCGCCATCTCTTGCCCTTATGCAATCAGCAACAATTTCAAACTGTGTATCTGCTTGACCGAAAAGGTGCTTTGGTTCGTTTGTTTTGACAATTTCATAAAATATTGAGCCATATCTAACAAAATCGCCTTCTCTTACAAAAAGATTTTGATCTTCTGTTAATCTTCTTTTATGAAACATAACTTTTAATGTTGTTTTTTTGTCTAATGTCATGTTTTCTAGAAAATTAGTTTCAATGCCACCATATTCCACTCTAGCAAAAACCCTTACAGGAGGAAGAAATGTTTTTTCTATTGCTTCACCATATAGAGGGTGAAAATCCGTATGCTCAATATCAATTGGAAAATATAAGATTTGTTGCCCAACAACTCTTTCTATAACTTCGTCATTAATTTGTTTAACAAGATTTTTCTCTTTCTCTCCTAGGAACATTGGAGGTGGAGGAGCATCTAATTTTGACCATTTATCATCTGACATTTGTTTATCCTACAAAAATTCCAAGAGGAGCGTTGTTGATAATTGCGTTTTGATTATCTACCATCGCTTTATCTGTTTCAATTAGCTTACTATATGTTGTTTCATCTAAAAGTTTTGTCAACTCTTCTCTCAATGCTGTTTTTTCTTCTTTTGCTTGCCCGAGCAAGTCTGATGCATTTAAAGTTATATTATCTCCGGGTATTGGTATACTGCCACCGAATTTCCCTCTTACTTGAGCGAGAGTTTCTTTTGACAAGGCTAAAGAGAACCGCCTTATCCATTGTTTACCAATCGAGTTAATGTTCTCGTAGGGTATGTTTTGGAAAGGCAATGTGTTCATATTATTTACACCCTTTTGTCCCGAATCTATATCATCGCCAAATGGAGTTTGATTACCATCAATACTAAATCGAAACCAAAATTTTTCTGGTGAAACATTTGATGGAATTGGATAAATTCTTAATTTGTTATCAATAATTTCATATGAATAGTGAGAAGTTCTTGTATATAAATGATCCTCATAGGAAACAGCTTGAAGTTTGTTTTGCCAAGCAGGAATTACTTGAAATGTTGAATCATCAGAATATTGTCCGTAATTGTGAAAATCACCAACAACATTGAGTCCACCATAATATCCATAAAACCTCCACATTTGTTGAGGAGAAATGTAGTAAACTTTTCTTATCTTGATTCTTTTGTTACCGATAGAACCAGTAAACGGAGAACTTTCCGCAAGAGATGCTGAATATGCTATATCTTGAAGATCGTAGTCTTGCTGATCTCTCACTCTATCAAATGAAGCACTATAGATGGGCTCTGTACCGCCAATACCTGCTTCTGTTGCAAATTTATCACCCATTTTAAATGCATAATCAAATGAGAACTTTGGATACTTAAGAGAAGCTCCCTCTGCACCGGCCGTTGTTTCTCCTTTGTGGTCAAAAGAAGCAGTTGGTGAACCAAGAGCTGGTCCAAGAGTGTTTTTTGCTTGGTGTTTATTAACTATATAAGAATACTCTAGAACAGCTTCTTCGTAGTTTGCATAAACATTCTGTTCTGTTAATTCAATATCAAGGATGTCTCCGCCAAGTCTTTTATAAGTAAATTTGACTTGTTTGACTGCTCCTGTTACAAATTCAACAGATCCTGTATATATTCCTAAAGGACAAGCAGCTTCAACGCTCGAGTGAGTTCCTGTTACAGGAAGAATGATTGCTGATTGTGTTGATGTTGGTGTTAAAGTTGGTAATGACATACATAGAACCTCCGTTCCTTTTAAATAGTTTTACACAAAAGAAAAGCCCCAAGCAATTGGAGAGCAAGGGGCGAACGGAGGACTAACACATATGTATTAATTATTATACAATGTAATTAGTTTATTCCTTTGAAGAAGTCGCTTTTTTCTTTGCGGCTTCAGTTTTTTTCTTTGTAGCAGCTTTTTTCTTTGCTTCATCGGCTTTACGCTTTGCTTCGGCTTCCGCCTCTGCTTTACGCTTAGCTTCTTTTGCTTGTTTGGCTACTTGTGATATAACATTATTTGAAAAACTCATCGACTATCTCCTTATGCAGATGGAACTGCATCAGAAGCAATTCCCTCTAAGGTAATTAACAACTTACCAGCACCATATGTACCAGCGTTGGCACTTGCACCGTTTACAAGATAAAGGAATTTGTCACTTTCAGAATCCCAATCATGAAGAGTTATTATTGCGCCAACTCTAGATCCTACACTGTGAGAACCATTAGCTTCAACCAACACATTAGCATCGGTTACTGCTCCACCTTCTGTATCAGTAGCTGATGATCCTAAATGTAAATCAATATCAGCAGACGCTACAGTTGGTGCCTCAACGCATGCAATCTCAGCATAAGTAATATAGCCATGTGTAGCAAGTGATAGAGTAGCAATAGAACATGTTGAAAGCCCTTCTCCACCAATAATATCAGTGCCGTTTGCCTCAGCAACAGTGGTGTTTCCACCCAAATCAACAGAAATTTCTGTGATAATTTTATTACCTTCTCTTCTGATTGTTTGTCTAGTAACAGAGGGAGCACCAACTCCAGCTGTGATAGTATCAGTGACACCTCTTGACGAGAGAGCCTTAAGTCTTTTACGACCAATTCTTCTATTTCCCATAATATTTCTCCTTTTTTAATTATGGACTCGTTTTCTGGTCAGTTTCTACCAGCCCCATTCCGGTAGAGACAGTGAGCAGGGGCCTCGCTCAAAGGAGACCAGAATTCAAGTCGTAGTAAATAGTTTTCAAAAAAAGAAAAGCCCCAAGGAAAATCCAAGGGGCTCTCATGATGAATAAATTCAACTAATCAAAGATTAGGAAGAACCTTCTTCACCTGTAAGACCACGAACGATTACAACTCCGTACATATCAGGACGAACCATCTTCTTCGCATATCGAGTCATTACGCCTTTACGTGGCACAAAGTCCTCAACACCGAAGATTGTAGGTGTTGTTTGTAGTGGAACGTAAGGAGCAT